ATATGAAACTGCAGTTGCTGTATTGAAAGAAGATGAAGCGAAATTAGACATTCTTCAGGCTCAATACAATGAATTGGTTGAGGAATTGTCTGCTATTCTCATTTCATTGAACTCAAAGAAAGAAGAGTTGAAAGTATTGACTGGAGACTATGAGAATTATTACAATCAACGAACACGAGCAGCACTGCGTTTGGAAACATTCACCAAAATAGAGAAAATTGACCCTGATGGAAATGTGGTCTACACTACTCTTAGCTCAATATTTGATTGGGAATCAGATGATGGCGTTCCATTGGGAAATGCTAATTCAGGAACCATCTTCAGAGACAACAACTCATTCAAATGGATTGCAATTGGATTTGATGATGATGACAAAGACCGTTCCAGAATTTTGTATTGGAATGAAGATGACAAGAAAGTTGTAGCTATTAAATGGTTTGGTTGTGTTGACGTTAAAGGTGTTATCACAGGGGAACCCATTCCAGACCCAACTGTATTCACTGAAAGAACCAGACAAATGAATGGAACCTATAGATGGGATATGCAGGTAAATGGCTCCACTAGAAAGGCTGGAAAATTGTTAGGTGGCTATTCATTCAATCAAACACAATCTAAGTTTGAAGAGATTATAATAGACGAATGGACTGAAGGACAATCAGTTAGAGTCAACATGTCAGCTAATGACACATTGACTGAACAAGAACAAGCTGACAACAAGCCGAATCCAATTCGCTATTTTGTGTCTAACTATGCTGACAGTAAAGGCGTTTATTATGACTATGGACCAGGTTGGTTGAAGGCCTACATCAGAAAGATTAATCCTGGCTCTAACCAAATATTAGACTGCTACATTTACACCTATGGTATGGTTTCAGAAAATAACTTGCCATATCAGAAAGAGTCAGTAATGGCCAAAGGAAAGACAAAGGTTTGGACCTATGACACCAATAATCTAAATAAGAGAATTTACACTGTTGGTGGAACAAATAAAGCTGATGACTCATTGTTAGCTGTATTGCCATTCTCAGTAAACATATTGCCTGAAGAAACCAGCTCAACCAAGAGTGGACATATTCCGGCTCTTAGATGCACATATTATGGACTACAGCCATTGTCATTCAGCTATAACACATCACTTGTTTCCAATGGTGAAGACCACTCTGGAAGCTATCAGGTTCAATGCCATGATGACACTATAATATTGAGCTCATTATCAATGATTTACACAATTAAGAAGACATCTAACATTGAGGATTTCAAGATATGGAAAGTAGCTGACTACTATTTCCAATCAAACATTCTTTCTGATGACAATACAATCATTGAAGATAGAAATGGAAACATCAACATTGAAAGAGGAAATATTCCATATGCTGAAGAATGTGTTTTGGACATTGAGGATTTGTCATTGACTATTCCTCCATCTAACCAATTAGTGACAAATGACACCTGGTTCTGGGCTGCTTGCTATAATCCATTCTTTACTAAAGGAACAAATTCAAGCTATATCTTGCCAGCTATTTCATTGCCATTGTATGTTGACTCAACTCAATTGGAGCAATTCCAAACAGAAGCATTGGAACAAAGAGGCTCTATAATTAAGCCAATGTTGAAAGGATTGTTTGATGAATATGACAAAGTTGATGTGTTCTACACACTTGCTACTGTAACATCTACATTGTATTACAAAACGTCCAATGTTGTCAAAGTGTCTGACATAAATGAAGACAAATATGACATCTATGGTAAAGAAACATTTGACATTGACATGAATGGAACAACTTATTCAGTAGCTGCTTCAACACAGTTCTTCCCATTGGGAGTTGGCTCAGTATTGTCAGGAATAAACTATGTCACTCCAACAGTTGAGTTGGAAGATGAGTATGCTGTTCGTCTCTACACAAACAATAACAGAGTGTATGGTGGCTATCAGTATGCAAACAGAATATATAATGGAACCAATGTGTTCACTATCTATGGTAGAAACTACTACTATGATAGACAAGGAATTTACTTCATTGGAACATCTGCTACTTACACTGCTAACCAATTTGTTTGTTATGTTTTAGGTATGAAATACATTGCTAACTCTGGTTCAGAAGCATATTTCTATTCACCATTTGACAAACAATTGTATATCTTTACTGGTTCCAACACTTTACAGAGAATGGTTAGTTTGTCAAATGAAGGCGACATCATAGATAGTTTGTTCTCATCACAGGAACAAATATTGTATCTATTGACCAATGAAAATAGATTGTTGATGTTGTCAGAAGCTGACTTAGCATCAATTGAAAATGTCATTGATGGACACCTAGAAGGAACTGAATTAGGATGTGCTGTAGTTGGAAAGACTGGCTATCAGTTGTTCAGTCCATTTAGAGATTTAGGCGAAACATTGCCATTCAAACTAAAGACTGAATTTATGGGTTCAGATAGCAATTTGTCTAAGTTAGCAAACTATGACTTCTTGTTGTATAAAATATCTGATAAGCCAATAACTGTAAAATTGACAACTGAAACATTGAATGGAATTGAACGTAGCACTGAAACCAAAGAAATAACAATCAATCCAGACCAATGGAAAGGCCGTAGCTATAGATTGCGTTATAGCCCCAGAAATGGAGTTGGAAATTCATTCTCAGTTGGACTAGAGTCAGACAATAATATAGCTATTTCATATCACGGATGGGAAGTTCAGCCAATTGGAACTGGTGCAGCTACAAGACAAGGTAGGTAAGTATGGCAATTAAGCAAGTTAACCTAGTAGATGCATATTATACTGAATTGGCAAACATCTTGACCAAAGGAAAGACATCGTTGAAAATGCCAGTCAGCACTTTGGTTGAGAAGAATTTCAATTCATTGATGAAGAAAGCTGATGCCTATGCAACATCAGAAAGAGCTCTTGTTATGATGGACAAATTAGTCAAAGAAACTCAAGACTATCTCAATAGCAAGAACAAAACTGATGTTGACTATACTGAATATTTGATTAACAGAAAATGCACTCCTTGGCAGAAAGAATACTTCTCAGACCCTGCTAAACGAATTGCTAACCAATCTGGTAGACGTTCAGGAAAGACCTATGGAAATGCTCTTAAAGCTATAAAGCATTGTCTAGAGGGATTTGACGTTATTGGTGGAGTTCAGAAGCCAAGGAAAGCTGTCATTGTCGGGCTAACCAAAGAGAAGACACAGGAACAGTATTGGAACCTAATCAAAGACACAATAACTGAATGCCACATTAACACTGAGAAAATGGACAACTCAGCATTGACTATAACATTCTCATCTGGAGCTACTCTCAGACTGTCAGGAAACAACTCTAAAGCAGAAAGAGAGAAATTGAGAGGTGATGAATATTCTCTCATTATCATAGATGAGGCTCAGTCACAACAGGGATTGAGATATATGATGGACTCTATATTTGAGCCCATTGCTTATGCTAGAGACTCACAGATTATATTGTCTGGTACAGGAGCTTTGATATTGGGCTCATATTGGCAAGAGATAACAGACGGTGAGAAAGCAGCTAAATGGAGACATTATCATGTAACAATGAAAGACAATCCAACAGTTGCTGACCCTGAAAATGTATTGCAACAGGTTCTTGAGGATAAAGGATGGACTGCTGATGACCCAGAATATGTTCGTGAATATTTGGGACAAAACAGCTATGACTCAACTAGAACAGTCATTCCAAATAGAAAATACTATGACTCAGTTGAATTGAAAGACAAAGTATGGGAACAGTGCATCATTGGATTGGACTATGGATTTGAAGATTGCAATGCATTTGTTCCAATATTGGTTGACAATAGTGGAAGACGTTTTGTTGCAAATGTATTTAAGGGAAATCATATGGCCGCATCTGAAATAGTTGGCAAAGCTAAGGAATTGACCGAATGGGCACAATCATTGAAAATACCCAAAATACTATTTGTTGCTGACACCAATGACCAATCAATATCACAGGACATTTGGAAACAGGGAATCAAAATTGTCAATGCATACAAAGTTGATGAACGTCTACAGTGGTCTAAATTGAAAGAGCACCTATCAAATGGAACAATCCAAATTGAGAAAGATGGACACATTGACTGGGAATGTGCTAGAACAGTCTGGAAGTATGATGAAGACAATAAGAAAGTTGTCTATGAAATAGATGATGATGTCTTCCACCCAGATGCTCTAGATGCATTGAGATATGCTGACTATTATATTACAACTAATAAATGTGGAGCTGACAAACACTATGGAAAGCAATAAGAAAATAACTCTAATTATTCCAACGGCATACACTCCTGAACCCTATTTCTCTAATTGTATGAAGAGGGTGAAAGAAGAGACTGCTGGAAAGAACTTTGAGATAATCATATCAGAAGATGGACCCAGTGTTACAGACGAAATGAGGGAGAAATATCCAGAAGGAGCAATTGTTCTTCATCATGAGGAGTCAACTGGTTGTGGACAAGCTAGAAAGAGAGCTCAGGAAATATGCACTGGTGACTATGTATGCTATTTGGATTCAGATGACCTAATGGCTAGGGGATATTATGAGCTAATAATGGATGCTTGGGAGAAATATCCAGATGCTAGTTGTGTTGAGTTTGGATTCAACAATGTTCACAATGACTTTATTGAAACCATATTCTGTGATGACCCAGGAAACACAACATATGGCAATTTCTCATTTGAAATGGTATGGAACAAAACCTACAAGGGTGAGAATGTTCGTGCAGCAACTCCATATTATAATCCTCCTAAAGGAATGACTCCTGCTGAAGATTTGTTATGGAATACTGTATACCAATCATTGTATAATTGTGACTATTCCAAAGAAAGAAAGTTATTGCTAGATAGAATTATCAGAAACAATGGATTAGCTCACTCAACAGCAGCTGATGTTCACAATAGAATAAAGATGATGGAATACTCATTGGAAGTAGCTAGAACAATGGGAACCTATTCACCAATTTATGGATGGATAACAACATATATTGCTACATTGCAAGCTCAAGCAAGGAAAGGAACAGAACACTGTGGTGGCTACAAATGGACCTGTTATGACAAAGTAATAGCTCCTACATTGACTCCAATAACATTCAAATTGCTAAATGAATGCAATGCTAATTGTGATTACTGTGCTGGCAAAGATATGATTAAATGCACTGGCTCAATACCAGCTGAACAGAGCAAAGCAATTGCTCAGAAAGCATTTGACGCTATATCTAAATGGGAGAAATTATACGGGCTACCCAGCCACATTTGTTTGACTGGTGGTGAGCCAACTCTTTGCAATCCAGATGACTTCAAGCCTATCTTCGACAAATGGAAAGACAAACGTTTCATAATGTATACAAATGGACTCCACTACAAAGATTGGGAATGCTATGACAATCTTGTGTTTAGAGTTCATTGCATCAGTGGCAAAATTGATCCAACTATATTAGCTGATGAAAGAGTTCAAGACTATATCTATGTTGGTGAAGAAGACACTGAGATGTTTAAGAGCTGGAAAGACCTTGCAAAGCATCATCCTAAAATAACCACCGTATTGACCCATAGCACAAAGCCAATTATTCCAGAGGACATTGAAAGTTGTCGCAAAGTTGAAGGAGTTTGGTTTGTGGACCTAGTAAATGATGATGTGGTTCCTTGTTGCGGATTGAAATTGAATCCAGAAGCTATTGGAACCATTGAGAAGAGGCCTAGGAAATGTGATTGCACAACTTGCCACCTCTGCACAAATCCACAAGACAATTTCTGGGGAGTGAAATAAAATGAACGTAGGAGTTATAGCTGCAGCTCTTGGGATTGGAACCACTTTAGGTGGAGTGGTTGTTGGATTAGTCAAATTAGGAATATCAATTGGAAAACAATCTAGTAGAGTTGACAAATTAGAAGCAGAAGCTGATAAATGGAACATCAACAATAGGGATAAAATAAGAGAAATGGAAAGCTCAAATAATGCTCAAACAACAACATTGGAGGTGTTTAAAGAGAAAGTGGGCTCTATTGAGTCTGACATTAAAGACATTAAGAGCTCACTTGAGAAGCTAACAGACTTCATTCAATCCGCAGAAAGGGAAAGAATGAAATCTGAAAGCCGTTTGGAATACTTAGAAAGGAAAGCTGGAGTTATTGATTAACGCTGTGACAACAACTCTCCATAGTAGAACTGCTCTGTTTTAAGAGCAATGCACCAGTAAGAGTGCTCAGCATCAAGATAATGCTTGTAGTCTCTTGCAGTCAATTTGTTTAACTGGAGCAGAGCAGCTACTAAATCACAGTTTGAATAAGCTTTATTTACCATTTCCATTGTCAATGAGTCCCAGTGTGACCAATATTCTTTGGAAGCTTCAAATGTCTCTCTTAAATTGAGGTAATATGTCATTCTACTCTGCAATTCTTCTTTCCAATTAACTACATCAACTGAGTCA